TGGGGCGAACCACGTTTGCGCCTGCCTGCTTCGCCTTCGCGACCTTCGCTTTCCGCTGTGCGTCCCACTCTTGCTGCTGTTGAGCGAGCCAAATCTGGTACGTCTGCGGGTTTGCTCGCATCGCCATCTCATAAGCGCTGTCGAGGCCCTTCGCCTTACCGGCCTGCAAAAGCAGAGCCATGTCCTGCTGAAGAACCCCGAAATGCTCGTGATCCGGGTCTGCGGCGAATGCAGCAATCTCAGCGTCGATCGTGGAGTGCTCCGCGGTCTGCGCCTGCTGCTGCGACTGCAAAATCTGTTGCTGCAATTGGCCGACTTGCTGCTGCAATGCCTGCATGCGCGGGTCGACCGGATTCTGTTGCTGCCACACCTGCTCGCCTGCGATGCGTTGAATGCCATTGGCGATCGACTGGATATCGATGCCGAAATCATTGGCGATCCGCAGCAAATGCCCGACCTTCTGCTCGGGCGCGCTGTAACGCAGCAGGTGATCGGCCTTCAGCAGCTCGTTCACGGCGGTCTGCGGCGTTACGCCGAAGCTCTGAATGGTCGCAAGATAGGGCTGCACCGTGCGCTCCCACTCTTGGGCCTGCTGAGCCCCAGTCTTGTATTGCTCGATGCCCTTATGGAAGTCGTTTTCGCGGCGCTCGATTTCCTTGCGCGTGATCTCGGGAAGCTTTTCCCACTCGGCGAGCGCGGCTTTCTTCCATGGCGGTCGGAACGACTGCTGCTCTTGCGCTTCGGGAGCCTCGCTTTCAGTTTCCTCCGCGCCGGTCTGTTCCTGGCCATCGGCATCGCCCGATTCGACTTCCTGAGCCGTCTCATCAACGACCGGCGCGTTTTCCTCTTCGCCCGCCGGCGTTGCGGCTGCCTGGGTTTGCGTCGGCGCCTCGAAATCGCTCTCGAATGCTCCGCGCAAATTCGCGTAGGTCTCGAGCAACGTGTCGTCGATCGTCACATCCGTCATTTCATGGCTCCTTGGGCGTAAAAAAAGCCGCTCAAGGCGGCTTCATGTTGTTCTTGGGTGATCTTCATAGCTGCTGCAATGCTCGCTGGCTCTCGGCGCTCATGCCGTTATAAACCTCGGCTACGCCAGCCTCGATGGTCCGCTCGAATACATGGTCAACCTCGTTCGCGCGTTTCTCAGCTTCTTTGCGCTCAGCTTCCATTCCTTCCCATGGGCGGCATCCGCTGCGCTTGAGGTCTTCCGTTCGTGCGCGGCGTCCTTCGATCCAACGGCCATCGATCGGCGATGTATATCCGGGCAGATCGGCCTGCACTGCTGGCGCCTCGATCATTCTCGGCATCGGCAATGCGGTATGGCCGAAAGCGCAGAACGGCAATTGATTGCGCTCGTAGATCTTCCTGAATTCGCTCACTTTCGAGCCGCATTGGTTGCAGCGGAATGTATAGAGCGGCATTACTCGCCTCCTTCGCCTGCTTGCGCCGAGCTGATCTGCGCCGCCTGCAATTGCGCGCCGGTCGTGATTTCGGCAATTTCGATTGCGCTCTGGTTCTTCATGGCCTGCAAAATCACCTGGATTTGCGCCTGCATCTCGGACTTCATGCGCTCTGTTGCGACATCGGCCTGCACCCGCATCTGCTCAAGCGCCGCCTCGTTTTGAGCCTGCAACTGCGCGCGCTGGGCTTCTAATGCGTTCTCCTGCTGCGCCTGCAACGCCTGCGCATGCTGCCTGAGATACTCGGATTGCGCCTCGATCTGCGCGCGAGCTTGATCGGCCTGCATGTTCGCCACGATTTCCTGCTGCTTTCCATGCTGGCGCATTCGCTCGACCTGAACCTGCACCGGAGGCTGCCCCTGCTTCGGCGGTTGCATCTGGTCGATCGCATCCTCTACCGCCGATCCCATGCGGAATTTCCGCGCGGTCATCAGCAGCAATTCCTTGAACGCCGGGAAGGGAAGGACGCCCATTTGCACCATCGGGCCTACCTCCTTGACCATCTCTACGATCGCAGACATAACCGTCGCGAGGTCTTGTGCGTCTTCCTGCTGAGCCGCGGCGATTGTCGAATCTGTCTCGATATCAATGCGGAAGGTGCGCTGCGCGTCATCCTGCATTGCGCGGTGAACATCCTCCCAGGTCAGCGGCTTTGGAGGTAATGGCTGCACTTGCTGCCCACTCAGCCGCGCCATGATGGCCTGCGCGATCGCCTGATGCCGCTGCGGCATGACCTGCGCGTCGGTCGGCAATTGCAGTTGTGTCATCTGCTGGATTGTCTGCAAAGAAAACTTCTCGCAGATGATTTCAGCTTGGAGCGCGAATTGATCGCGGATATACCGCTGCATCTCACGTTGCCGCGGGCTGACGCGCGATTTCCCGAAGGCAACTTTCAAATCCTGCGCGCCCTTCGTTTCCTGTGCATCCGTCGATCCTCGCATGATGTCTGCGATGCCGGTCAGCTCATAGATGATCTGTTTGCAGCTCTCGCGCTGCTCACGCAATTCGCCTAGCACCTGCGCAGCCTTCTCGATCGGCGCCCACCAGATGGCTTTTTCGATGCCGCCTGCCTCGTATAGCTGGCGGATATTCGAGTCAGCCGGGATCAGGTCGTTATCCTCGCCGCGGAACAACTCGGCCACCTGAGACCCGAGCGAAGGATCGTAGATCGCGCGCAGCTTCAGGCCGGTAATGATCTTGTTGATGCGCGTCGAGACCCGATCAAGCTCTTCGGCCTGCTCGCGATATTGCTCATAAAGCGGCGTCGGCTCGAACGTGTCGGAGTCGAACAGCGCATCAAGCGGGCGCGGAAGCGGTAAGAACTGTTCGAGCTTGAGCGGATCGGACTCGATCTTCAGTGGGCCACTGCGGTAGCCGGTATCGGCAATCCAAACGACGCGTCGCTCGTCCTTATCCCAAATCTCCCAGCATTTGGCCGTTTTGAACAGGCTCAGCGTGTCGTCGTCGGCGATGCGCTGCTTGTCGACATCGACATCAGAAGGGCCGCCGTCAAGCTCGATTTTGTTGCCGATCTCTGGCCCGAAGCGAAGAATGCATTCATCGCGCGTCAGGTTGTGCTCGAATGCCCACCACGGAACCTCTTTGAATGATCGACCTGGGCCATAGAGATACTTGTCCCATTTCACATGCTCAAGCGGCGCCGTTTCCCAAGCAAGCTCCTCGTTCTGCTCGCCCTGCTGCGCCTCATGATCCAGATTCGTCTCGGCGCTTTCCTCGCCCGTTTGCTCGGTATCGCCGACCTGCACCAAGTCAGGCACATAGCGCACGCGCGATATCCCACGCCCGACGATCAGCATATCCAGTTCGTCGGCCTTGATCTCGGTATCGAAGTCGGTCGTCTCGGCGTTGAACGTCAGCGCACGATTGATGACCTCGGATACAGCTTTTCCGAGCGGATCGTTCTGCGCGAATCTACGACGAGTATCAGGCGTCGGCAGCGTGTTGTAAATCAGCGGGAACAGGATATCTGTCACCACGAACAGCATGTTGTAGCTGTTCTTTTTGCGGCTCACGCTCGTGCCGTGATAGACATCCCACAGCTTTTTCGCCTTCTCGCGCCACGGCTTCATGCGCTTTTTCGCCATGGACAACTCCACGGCCCAACGGCGATATTCGCCTTCCGGCCCGCGCCCGAATTCCTTCGGGCTGTCGACCGTATTGATAGCCGTGGTATCGAGATCGGACATTTAAGCCAAGCCTACGATATTGGTTGCGGTCGTATTCGTCGAATTGACCGCTTTCACAGCCACCGGCAACAGCGTGCCGGCAATAACGCCGGTGAAGGTGACCGTATTCCCGCCCTCAGTGACGACTGCGAGATTACCCGCGCCACCCACCCATACGCCGCGGAAACTGACCGCCGTCGTGTCGCTGGGCGTCACAGCGGCAGCGGTTGCATATTCAGAAAACGGTCCGGTCTGCATCAAGCCTCCTCATCAGCCATACGCTTCGCGCGCTGGCGGGCAATGAGCGCATCGATCGATAGATCAAGCGGGAATTTGGGTGGTGGCGGTGGCGGCGCTGCGGCCTTTTCCGCCTGATATGCGACGGCGAGCATCCGAAAGGCGTCCGCTGGGTTCGAGCACCAATCGTGCAGCGGCTTTTCGCGAAACACCTTGTTCGCCTCGTCATACTCACGCCGATATTGCGAGAGCGCCTCCAAGCCCGTGAAGCCAGCCGAGTCGTCCTTGTCGCACGATGTATCGAACCAGACGCGCGGGAACATCGCACGCACAGCCTGGATGCCATCCTGCACCGACAGATTCGGCACGATCTCGACGTGAGCCCAGCCAACACCAGGGATGCGGCGCCCATCCTTCTCGACGCCATCGACGAATTGCTCCTGAACGCTCTTACCACCGCTCGCTAGCGTCTTCGCCTTCGCATCATGCGGCAGGTAGAGCTTTCCGAGCTTCGCGCCGCGCTGTTGCAGGTACGTCCAGAGATAATCGAGGTAGAACCCCACGTCCTGACCGTTGCTCGAATGGAATCCGGTCACATGCACGGCCTTCCATGGCACTTGGAATGCCCATATTGAGGTGTCGTCCGAACGCCCGATGTCGAATGCGAAGTGCACCGGCAAATCGGTCTGCACCGGGACATCGGCAATGCGCTTCTCGGTGCGCACCTGCATGATCCATGCGGTGTAGTAGGCGCCCAGCACGGCAGCATCGAAGCTGCACATGTATTCCTGGTCGAAGATGGATTGCCCGAAGTCCGGGCCGTACTCTGCAATCAGCGACAAGCGCTCCTGCTCCAGCGCTTCGGGCGAGAAGATGCCCGTCTCCGTGGCCGGCGATACATCGGCAAACGCGCCCGGCATGCTGCGCGCGGCTTTGAGCATACGCTCGGCATGGTTATGTCCTCGGGGCGTCGTAATGAATGCGGACCATCCGCCGTTTTCAAGCAAGATCGGGCGCACATAGGCCCATGCAGACGGGTTGGCAAGCGCCCATTCGGAGAACACCACGCCAGCCGGCGACGAGCCCACCAGCGTGTTGTATCGATCGCTGCCGCCTACCTGCCATGTCGAGCCATTCAGGAATTCGATGAACATCTCCTGCTCGCGCGTCGTCTTGCGCAACGAGCGAGGGAATGCCTCATCAATCCGACGCATGCCAGTGTGCGGATTCACCGCGGTCCAAATGGCTTTGCGAGCATGCGCCGCCTCGGGCAGTAAATGCCAATAGGCGCCGACGCGCTCGAATGCTGCGACCGAGGTCCAGCGTAGCGCGATGTCATCCTTGCCCCAGCGACGATGTGCGATCTGGTAGAGATAGCGGCCACCTTTTTCGAGGTATGACCATGCCTTTCTCTGATGCTTGCGCGGCGCCCAATTGTTCGCCGGTAGCACGATCTCAGGCATTTTCGTCTCCGTGCCGCACGATCTTCACGACCAAAGCGCCGCCGCCTTCACCTGTGATTTCCTGCGTCACCTTGTCGCCGTACTTCTTCGGCGCCATCTTGGAGGCAAGCCACTTGCGGGCATCGACCCGAAGACGAGAACGGGCAATCCATTCGCTATTGGGCCGATCTCCGTTCTCCGTCGATTCGGTATCACGCGAACTGTCGTCGGCGATATCGAGGATTTCATCGGCCAGTCGATCGGCCTGAGCTTCTCGCGCACGCGCGTATTGCTTCAGAAAGGCTTCATCGATCGATAGCCACCGAAATACAGTAGCCTGCACAGGCATCCCATCGCTGCGACAGACCGAACGCAGACTTTCCCCTTCTGCCAAGCGCTCGCAAATCTCGTCGGCAATCTCTTGCGTGAAGGATGATGGACGACCAGTCATTTCAGTATCCGCCGCTGCCCTTGTAGCCTGCCAGCCGAGCCCCCATGGCTTTCGGATCATTCCTGCGCTTGGCGGGCGATTTGGCCTTCTCGGTGCGCTGAGTGTTGAGCGCAATGGCTTCTGCCTGCTTCCGGGGCTTGCCGGCAGACATTTCCGTCTTGATGTTCTTGCCGACCGCAGCTTTCGATGCGGATTTGTCCAATGGCATCTCGGGCTCCAATGCAAAAAGCCCGCTGGCTGCTGCCTAGCGGGCTTCGGTAATCGGTTTCAGTTTTCTTTGGACGAGCGAAACGTCCCACGCGGCGAATCATAGAATTAATTCATGGATTTTGCAAGCTGATCGCTCAAGCAATCCTGCCGCGACCAGTTGCGGGTATAGGATTGCCTTTGCCCGCGCGTAATCCGCGTCCTGCGTGTCGGCGTGCCGCGGATTGATCCATACCGTGACGCCGGCGCCGAAATTGCGCATCGCCGTATTGATCGCAAGGCGCGAGCGCATGTCGAGCTTTTGCACCATCGGCTCGACGAGCTTGCCCACATAGGACCGCTGATTGGCCTCTACCTCGTCGTTGAGGTCGTCATAGTCCATCCATTGGCGGCTGATCCGGAAATCGCGGCATGCAGGTTCAGCGCCGCCGTAATCGAGCAATGGCGTATAGCTATCCTGCCACGTGTACCAGTCATAAAGCAGCTCGTCGACGCGGTCCATTATCGCCCTCAGCAAGCCACAAAGAACGAGACGGCCACGCCAAGCCACAGCAGCGTCGCGCTCTGCTGGTGGACGTTCATGTATGCGGCGATGCCGGCCAAGCCGACGCAGATGATTGCGGGTGCGATTTTTCTCATGTCTTCCTCACTCTGTAATTGCCAGCGCTCCAATACGCCCAGCGCGTCCATGGCGAATCCATCCCTTCCGGCATCCCGCTGTACGACTTGAAGTGCTGATAGTCGCTCTCGAATCTTGCCCTCTCCGCTTCGTCCATCATCGAGAGAGCGTCATCGAGCATTTCCGCTGGGTTGCCGCACATCATCTGCCCCCGTCAAATCCGCGTCTGATTTGAAATTTCTCGCACGACCAGAGTCTGATTGGATATTCGATCGATGATCGCTCGAATCTGGGTGAGGACGACTGGCTCGCAAGGGCTGGAGTTCGTCTGGTTGGCAGCTCCCTCGGGAGTGGAAACTCGCACCGGCTCAAGAATCGAACCAAGTCGAGCAATCTCCTCCTCAAGCGCCGCTACTGAGCAATGCGCGATTTCCAGCAACGAGCGGATGGTTGGATCGGGCTCGGGCATCTGTTGAATTTGCTGTAGCTGAGCTACGGCATTGTCGAATTGATTGCATGTGTTTTGGTTATTTTGGTGATAAAAGGACATTTTTCTCTCCTAAGTCAAATTGCGCAGCGCCCACCGCGCGATAAGCGCCGACTCGGCGCGATTGTGATCCTTGACCCGGGAGAACTCTGTCCATCCTCCCCACAGCGTGCGCGCGAGATTGAGCGCAGCCATCTTGTCGCTTCCGAGCCCGTAAAAGCGCTTCCATGCCTGCGGCCGCACGAATCTCACATCGAGATCGCACAGAAGCGCGACAGCCTCAATGACGCCCCTCGTATGGGCCAGAGCACCCATCGTCTGCACTGACGATCCGCCGAGCAATTGCATGTCCTCGATAGCGAAGATTGCTCGCTCGTCGGCCGGCACCATGCCTCTCATGATTTCGCGCAGCGCCCGTGCATCGATCTTGCGCTTGACCTTGGCCTTCGGGCCGGCCGTCTCTATTGAGCATGTCGGCAGATCGATCACCGCGCGCAGGTGCCCGTGATGGTCGAGCGACGTGATGGCACCAGTCAGGCCCGGGTCGCAGCCGATGACGATCATGTGCGCTCCATAGGGATTCCACTCATTAAATTCCCCTTGATAATTTGCAGCCATTGGCTATACTGAAGTCTTGGATTCGACGAATCCGCCGCGCCTCGGGAACAGGGGCTGGAGAGGAAAAATGGCAACCTTCAACGTCTACGCAAACGCCGCTGAATTCGGTCTTATCGAAGCCGCTGATGCGCAAGATGCGCGCGACAAGGCGGCGCAAATCGCTGGCTATAAGAGCGAAGCCGACATGGAAGCGCAGCTTGGCACGGCGTCCGAAATCGTTGCCGATCAGGTCAATGCCTAACCACCCGAACCGGGGCCGCGCAGCCAATCCAGCGCCGGACGACATCCGCGCCGCTCGCGAAGCGGCCGGGCTATCGCAGACCGAAGCCGCATCTCTCGTGTACACCACGCTGAGCGGATGGCAGCGATGGGAGTACGGAGAGCGATCCATGCACCCTGGCCTGTGGGAGCTTTTCCGGATCAAGGTAGGCCCGTAGGTCACGCCGCCCTCAGCCATTGCTGCATGACGCCATAGAACGGGTGCATGTCGTCTCCCTTCGGCGCCGCAACCTCGCTGACAAACTGCCATTCGTAGCCACCCCAGCCGACCTCCTTGCCGCGGCGCAAGCGCCCCTCGGCATAAAGTCGCTCGACAGTGCGAGAGACCGTCGCAGCCGCGAGCCCTGTCTTCTCGCGTATATCGCGCCGGGACATCGGGCCAGCTCCGCGCATCGCAGCGATTACGATTTTCTCGGTCGCGGCGCGCTGGCGATCCACCAAAAACGAATGTCCTGGACGGCGTTTGGATGCGGGTTTGGGCATGGCTGGCTCCTGGTTGCGCGGCTCGCGCGCGGGCGTAAGGGGGGTCATTTCACATCCCACAGCGGAATTCCTCGCATGCGGTACCCGTCTACCGTGGCTTGGCGGATGATTTCGTATTCGCCCTTGAGCGACGGGTTAGCGCATTCGTTGATGACGCGCAGCCCAGCGCTCGACGTGATTGCGTCCGTCGCGCAGCGAGTCACCTCGTGCGGCAAGTCACTCCCGGAAGGCCCCTTGCCTCGCATGAGCAGCTTGTAAGCCCATTCGGCAGTCGGAGTCGGTCTGAGTAGCGATTTCAGCGGCGCGCGTACCTTCCTTAGATTCGCCTCCGCCTGCTCGGGCGTGATCGACGGCCGATTCTCGATTCTCGGTGCAGTGCTTGCTGCGGCCTCCGCTCGACGCTGCTTGCAATGGGAAACGAACTCGGGAAGCGTCGGCGGCTTCGCGAATGCTGTCAGCGCATCCGAGCCCGCCTTCATCTGCTCCGTCGACAGTTTGAAAAGCTCGATCGCCCACGCCTTCTGCACCTCGTCGAGATTCGATCCGCGCCACATCGACGCGAACCGGTCTCCGTAAAACGCGCTCATCTTCGAGAAAAGCGCTTGCACCCAATGCTTGGGAATGGCATTCAGCGGCCAATCTGGCGGCTGCGGCCGCTCATACATCGAAGGTTCTGTCGTCTGGCTCATGGTCTCGGGCTCTCCCCGTGAGAATCGCTATGGTCTCGGCGTTTGCATCGCTCCAGGACTTGACCGGCGAAGCCCGCGCGTTTCCGTTCGTGAGCCATTCGGCCTCAAAGCCCTGCCACCCGCGGCGACATGCGACCTTGAGGGCGTCATTGAGCGCCATGCCGGCCTTCTTCGCTTCATCGGCGATGCCATTGAGCGCCGTTTCGGTCTGCGAGGCGCGCTTCTTTTTCCTGAGGTCAAGCCAATCTTTCGCAACCGAAGAATCGACCCCGAGGTCTTCAAGGAAAGATTTCGCGTCGAATTTTTTTTCGCGCGTTATTCCTTGATCCTCTCCTTGATCCTTGATCCTTGATCCTTGATCCTCCGACGAACGTTCGCGAACATTCGCGAGGATTCGCGAAGAACCATCGAATTCAGGTATTTTCGATGGAGACGGCTTATCAATCTTTTGATGAATCAACCACTTAGCGATTTGAATGTACGTCGCGCCTTCGGCCACATATCGGATAACGCAGCCTTCCCGGTCGAGTTCGTCGAGCCAAGAATCGATGCGCCCCGGCGCGTCGTCGTCATAGGGGAAAAGAAGGCTCGCGAGCATTCGCGAATTTCCGCGAAGCCTCCCCGAATCGTCGGCGAGCGTCCACATGAGGATGAAGCAAAGCCTCGCGTCGCGCGAGACATTACCCATGCTTTCGGACTGCGGGAATTCAGGCTTAATTGTGCGAATGCGAGCCATTGATCGCCCCTATTACTTCCTGTGCTGCACAGATGAGGTTCGTCACTCGCACCACTCCGCCGCATCGATGACAACGACTGGCGAGCGCGTCATAAACGCAGCGTCGTCACGAATCGCCTCGATCGATGCCATGCCAAACTCGATCGCACCAGTTTCGTAGTCGAATCCTTCCGGATGACGGACAAGGACGGGACGGTGCGCCGGAAACTTGCGCAGCTCTTCGATGAGTTCGCCGACCGTCATATCAACCACCACGGCATGCAAGCGCGCCACATCACCGCGCCGAAGAGAATGAAAACGAGAGGTAGTGGCATTACGCAGCACTCCGGATAAGGCCGAACCGCTCCATGCGCTCGGCGAGCTTCGCCATCTCACGCTGGGCCTCGATGAATTCGCGCTGCAGGCGAGCCCGTTCGTCTTCCGGCTCGATCGGCTGCGGATCGGCATAGCCGGCATCGCGCGCGACGAAATTGATCGCTCCGTGAAAGCCACGTTCGCGGCCGAGGCGCAGGATGAACATCACCTGATCCGGGCCAAGCTTCTCATCGCGACTCTCGTTCAAACATGCCAACAGGAGCCGATGCGCGGCCTCTGGTGCCTTCTCCGGCCAGAGCTTGCATGAGACAA